CGATCTCACCGATCCCGACACCGGTTGTCATCCAGCGTATCACGAGCAAGATCGGCCTGCACATCGTACCAGGTCGGCGCACCGGCTTCGGTCTGTTCTTGATGCGGCTCGCCAGCGAAGGCATTCAACTATCAGTCGTGAAGGCGATCGATGATCTATCGCCACTGCATCAGGTCAAGCTGTATATGCCAAGCACGTTGACCGTTGGCCGACTGAACTCGATCCGCGATCCGATCACCGGTGTCAGTTACGATTTGCAAGCGTTTAAGCCGAGCGACTTCCCATCGGCACGCGATGCGGCTATCACATATTACAGTCTCGTGCTGCCAGCGTGGACGTTCAATTCGCAGGTGGACGTATGGGAGACGTTCAACGAGTTCTCGTCGGATTGGGGATGGCAAAGCGAGTTCTTCATCGAGATGATGAAGCTCGCCGATCGCGATGGCTTCACGCTCGCGCTGTACGCATTCAGCACGGGCAATCCGCCACTCAATAGCGCAACGATCAATGAGATCGTTCCCGCGTTGCGCTATGCTGCTGCACGCGGACATTACTTGAGCTTGCATGAGTATGGTGGGGTAGGGCCGGGGAATCCCGATACGTTGCGCGGCTCGTATCTCGCGCTACGCTATCGACAGCTCTACGCCGCATTGCCGATTGATGCGCGACCGAGGTTGATCATCAGTGAGGCCGGTCAGGCCGCCGGCTTCGAGTTCATCGGAGTGCAGCCGTTCATTGACGATCTAGGGTGGTACGATCTTCAACTCGCTGAGGATGGATACGTAATGGGTGCTGCACTGTGGACACTCGGCAACTATCAGCGCGCGAACTTCCAAGAGGCACTACCCGCACTTGCGGATTACATCATCAGTTTCACACCGCCGCTGCCACTGCTGCCGCATCGAGTGTATCTGCCACTCATCGAAGTAGAGAGGTAATCAATGAAATCAGATTGGGAGATAACCTTGCGCATCATGATCGTTTTCCTATTGTTCGTGATGGCACTGCTCGTTATCGCGTACTCTATTGATCGTATCTCATTTTAACAGTCCAGTAATCAGCGCGACCCCGATCGATCCAATAGTTGTCACTAACGCGACGATCACTACTTTCCACAGATCGACCTTGCTCTGCTGTATCAGCACAAGACGCGCCTCACTCTCGCGATCACGCAGCTTGTGGCTCTCGGTGTGGATCGCGATCTTCTGTGAGAGTTCCTCAACGTTGCGACCGAAGTATTTCATCTGCGCTTGCATCTCGTTCTTGAATAGATGCAAACCGGAACTCACCTCGTTCTCGAAATCATCGAACCGCTCTTGATGTGCATGGATCACCTCGCGCGTCTGCGCTTGCTCAGCGCGGATGTTGTCGATCCAGCGGATCAATTCGATGCGCCAGCCTTCAAGCTCACTCATCGTTGCCATCACTGAGATAGCGGCTCATTTGCGCCGACTCGTCGTTCACAAACGCAATGATCACGCCGACATTCGGATCATCGAGCAGATTGATCACGCGCACTCCGAACAGCACCCACACCCCGCGTTTGCTTCTGAATCGCGCATAGCCTCGATCTCTCAATTGCCCTGGTTGGTCTAGCGTCTTCCCGAACAACACACGTTGCAAGCGCGTCTCTTTGGGATGCGTGAAATAGAATGCATTGTGTTCGGTGATCTCTTGCAGCGTGTAGCCGAGCGCATCGCTCACATAGCGATTCGCGTATAGGATGTTGGCCTGCACATCGAGCAACATGACACCACACGAGACATTCTCAATGACGACCTTGAATCGCTCACGCTCGACGCGTATCTGCTGCTCAAGATAGATCACGCGGCGACACTGTTCACAAATCTCGGACTGAGCCGTGTTCAACGGATTGGCCTCATGTGTCGCAGCAAGCCAATTGACGAATCGGACGCAGAGTGACCAAATCATGAATCGGATCACGAGACCGTTTACCTATCGAGCTCTGGCCTTCGCCATATCCAACGCAACGCTATCCGGCTTCCCCAACGTCAGACGATTCGTTTCGTTTTCGTCATTGTATTCCGTCTGGCTGATGAGAAACGTGAAACCCGTCCCAGTAGCCTCATCTCCGAAGTCCCCTAGAAAATTCTCTATCTTGATGCGTTTCCCCGCGCGCACCCACGATGCTGGAACGTGCTCCCCGGTCTTGGCTCGGACGAAACCCTTGATCGTAATGGGAGTTCCGATGCGGTAGGATAGATTCTGCTTTGATGCAATAATCGTCTCAGCGAGGGCAGAAGCGCCAGCCAGAGTCGTGACACTGTTATCGGCAGTCACGACAGCATGACGGGATAGGTAATTTGTGCTGATGGTTCTATCAGCATAGCTCCAATCCTCGAGGCCGCGCGGATTCTTGAATTTAACGATCACTCGCTTCAAAACGTCTTCAGGCATAGCCGACGCCACAAGATCAAACCCGCCTGCTAGAACTTCCTCATCAACGCTCAGAACGTAATCGTAATCGGTCAGCGCGGGTGGCTGCTCGTAATAGAGGAGTGCTCTTGTTTCTCCTGCGTCCGCCTCGCTTTCTCTTACGCCGATGACCCACTTGCTTCCGTCGCTGGATAGTTTGGCGACTTCCAGCATAAAGTCGGCGAGGGACCTGTTCAATCCGTCATCCACGATGCCGATGTCCGTTAAATCATAGGTATTGGATCCGATTAGATTGGTGCACGCGCTGAGAATGCATCCAGAGTAGGCTTCGGCAGTGCAGGCTTGCAGGATAGCCGTTGGCGTTGTCGTCACGCTGCCGCTGCTATTCTCGGCCAGCATGGACATATTCGTGATCTTTCCATAGATGGAGCTTGATGTTGGCGTTTGTGAAGACCGTGAGTAGAGCCTGAAATCGAGAGTGGCTGCGCTGCTGGCAGATAGTGTGATGTCTGCGTTGCCTGAGCCGCTACTGGCAGTGCTCCAGAGTGACGCAGAATGCTGCACATCGTACAGCATCAGCTCCCATGCCTGCGCGCCCTCTTGCAGATCATACGTGAATTTTGCGCGCTTCACATTTGAGGCGGCGTTGAGGGTATATCGCAGCGAAGCATATTCGCCGCTGCTCCATGCCTCCGGCTTGGGGATGAACATAAGCCGGTCGCGCTTATCGAATGTGCATTTGGCGTTGGCGCTGGTATCGTTCGCGTACCATATATCGACCGTCGGCCCATCAAAGCGCCTGTCGATCCAGCGATTGTATTTGATTTGATGAAACAGTAGGCTCCAGAATCCTAGGCACGAGACCTCGATTCCGCTGCGCGCTGGATCGACCTTGTAGATGACCTCGGCGATCCAGCCTTCCCAAACCAGGCGCGTTCCGTCACGAATGATAATTCTGAATCCATGCTTGATAGGTATCCAGCGCGTTACGTCCAACGAGATGAAGAAGGAGGCGGTAGTATAAATGCCGCCAGGATAACAGGTGGCGAATCGGATGCCCTCAGCGCGAGCCAACAGATTGTTAGGATCGACTATCTGCGCTGAACCTGATGAATATATTTCGATGACCAGAGTGCTTTGCGCGGCCATTACAGCAGACTCCAACGCGGGGTGACGACAACCTTAGCGTAGGCGACCACCGTCGCAATAGTCGGATTGTGCGTTGCATCGCCTACCAACGTCAGCAATGTGTTATATCTATTTGGGGAAAACTCGATAATATCACCCTGTAGATTCAGCGGATACTTGTATGGGCTGCCTGCTGCTGTGGGATCGTATGTAGCAGCGCGTCTGCCCTGGTAATAGAAACCAGCCTCTCCCAATCCTGAAGGCGCGGTTAATGTCAGGAATGGCCTTGAGACGGCCATACTATAATCAATGCGGAAAGTCGCCGATGCTCCACTTCGCAATAGACTTATTCCTGGTCTGAAGCTGGCTGGAGCTAGATCGTAATCGATGAATCCGGGCGGACTATCTTGAACCGCGACGAATGGCGTAAGATATAGCCCGAAGGATGCTGCTGTAGCAAATGATTTGTAGTCGCTGATAATAGGTATCGGCGCGGCGTGGATCGTCGCCATCGTCAGACCACTGCCTTCGTCATATAATCTGACAAGGTTTGCCATCTCTCTGCCCGCGAAAGCATTGATAAATCCTAGTAAGGGTGAGGCGGATTTGTTGAGTGCGTTGGCGACACTGGAGGCAACGCCTGCGGCATAGTATTCGCCTCCACTTGAATTGGCATCAGCCGACCCAGATAGATCGTTGACCAACTCTATGGGATCGAGGAATTTATCTGTATCCATCAGCCACATGTACAGCGTCGGATCGGTGATCCAGCCCGTAGAGGTGTTACCAGAGATGAATGTCACCGCCGGCGCACTGCCCGGTATCCCGCCGCACACGATGTAGTTGTCGTCGTTTGCGTCGGTATCGTTGTGGTTCACCACATCATCATCGCCGTCGCTCGACCATAGCCACGGGACTGAGCCGACGCGTTGATCTCCCGTCGTCACTTGAGCGATGTTGGAATAGTCGGCGGCGACTTCGGTCGATGATAGTTCACGGTCGAACACCGTGAAGTCCATAAATATGCCGTTGCCGTGCGTGGTCACTCCCTCCGTTGAGCCAATATAGAGATTCGTCTGACCCGATACCGGCGTGTAAGTCGCATTGCTGGCTATCGACGACCCATTACGATATACGACGATGCCCGATGGCCCCCACACGAAGTGCAGAATGTCAATAGCACCTTCTGCTGGGTTGCTAATCGCCGGCGTCAGCGTCGTCGTGCCATCACGGTATAGAATCTGCGCGCCCGAACCATATTGCGCTAAAAATGTAGTGCCTGAATTGTCGAGAGTGAACAGCCGTTGTGTTGTTAGCGTTGCCAGACCAACCGTGAATTTGTAGACGATGCGAATGCATCCCTGAGCTGGGTTGAAGATGTCGTCATCGATGACCCTGGTCCGCGCCACAGTCCGAGTCGATGTGCTGGCGTGCGCCGTGCTTGTCCAAGCGCAGCCGAGCATGTCGCCATAGGCTAGTGGGGTAACATAAGCCTTCTCCTCGATCTGGAACCCATCCACATAGACGCTGCGATTAGCCACCATTGTGACACCCGTCGCTGTCGCCGCGTTAATGCCTGCAAATGTGGCAGTCAAGCGATACCAGCCATTCCCAACCGATTCATATGACGTGGTTTTTCCTGCACCATAATAAAGTGATACATCCGATGCTGTGACAGCTGCGCCATCGGGTCGCTTGGCGTAGCAGGATAATGTGTGTGTGTTGGTGTTTCCAACATTGATACTCTGCGTCCACGTCGAAGTGCCGCTGGCATAGATCAACTTTGCGCTATTGAGGCCGAACAAAAGAAAATCCACATCTGTATTCTGTGTGGCGAGAGTGAGTCCAGTCCACCCGTTATTCCAAGTGCCGTGCCCAAATATCGGATTAGTCATCTTGTTCGTCATCGCTTCAGGCACGATCAGCCCGCGCGATTGACCATCAACTGTACCGATAGTATCTTCGAGTATCCCACCGGTAGCACTCGCCAATCTCTGCTTGATTCCCAACGCATAAGGTCGGATGACCAGACTGAGCTGTGCTATTAGATTTGTCGCCAGTCGATTGAGCATTGCGTATTCGTTGCCCACGCTGGCGATGCCGTACTCGACCTGGTAGATGAGCCAGCCGTCTTGGCCCCAAAGCGGTTTGGTCGTGATGTCAGAGCTGCTGGCCTTGTATTCCAGATAGACCGGCTCGCCAGCATTGCCCGCCTGACTCAGAAAATATTGTATATCATTGACGGCGCGTGCCATCTCGCGCACACTAGCTCCGACAACCATGACGCTAAATGACAACGAGCGATTGACAGCGCGTGTAGAAATCAGCGTCGCGCCTCCAGCGCGGTTGGAGGACGATCCTTCAGCGAAGCTGGGAATGAGATTCACGGGAGGCGGAAAGAAGTCTTGACCGAGAAAATATTTAGTCTGGTCGTTGAGGTCGAGCGTTCGCGCGCCCTTGGTGAGCTTCAGGATAGGTCTGCTCATGAACTATGTCCCCATGACAGTTGCGCCGGACGCCCGCGTCAAGCGCGATCGGCGACCCAGCCCTACATCAATCGCGTTTAGAATCGATTGGGTGTCCGTACCAGCACCCGCGTTGACAGTGACATTGCCCATACCGCCGATGCTTGAGGCGATGGTCTGTAGCAGGGATAGCATCTTGCGTGTATCTGCATTGTCCATCACGAAGCCATTCGATGCAGGCGTGAATAACTCGGGGCCACCCTCGCCGACCAGATAGGGTGCACCGCCGGAAATCGTTCCGCCGAATTGTCTTCTGCCAATAGGCGGAACGATGGGGATACGGGCCACAGTTTCTTCAATGGTGCGCTGGATTGTGGTAATGATTACTGTCTTCTCGTTGGGTATACTGTTGACAGCATTCGCTGCATCCCTCGCTGCACCCATAAGCGCCATCGCTCCGCCCGCTGCGCCACCCAACCCGCCAGCGAGGTTGTCGGACTTTGGTTTTGCATCCTCCATTGCGCCGCCGAGATTCGCGGTTTCCATCGTCGCTGGAATCAAGTTGGCGTGATAGTCACTGTATGCCTGGATCATAGCCTGAACGCTAGGGAAGCTCTTGTCATTCATAACCAAATTGATATTGTCGAGCTTGTCAATGAACGCGTCCACATTTTCATCGGTTGCCAACTGCTCAGTAGCACTCAGGATCGATTGAGTTGCCGTATAGGTAGATTGGTCTATCAATCCCCATCGATTCGCAAGCTCTGTCAATGCCTTGGCCTGATCGCCTTTCGACAAATCGCTCATCGCCAGTTGCTGCGCGGTGATGTCAAACAGAATGCGCTTGGTGGCATCTTCGTGTGCAGTAGCATTTTCAGAGTAGGCTATATTGAGATCCAAAATATTTCTTTCGATTTCTCCTATCTTCTTTGAGTTGTCCACATATCGGGTGGTTGCTTCTGATGCTCCGCCAATTTTTTCGGTGAGGTGCTCCACCGTAACTGCCAACTCTGCTTGCTTTTTCGGATCAGTTGCCTCTGACAGTTTCTGCTGCGCTTCAGCGAGTTTGATTTGCGCAAGATTTAATTCGGCTGCGGACATCGTATTTTTGCTTTGCGCTGTGACAACTTGGCCATGCGCTGCTTCCAGCTTCTCTAACTCAATGCGCAACTCAGCCACTTTCTCGCGGTTCTCATCTTGTCCTTCATAATAATCCTTCATTTCATTTCCGACTGTTCCCGCCATCAAGTCGCGCAGATTGGCTATCTCCTCACTAGCCAATTCGTTTGACATTGCTAAATCTTCTGCTGATTGGGCAGTCTCTTTCATGCTTGTGCCCATACGCGCCATAGCGCGCTCGGCTTCGTTAGTTTCATTTCGTGTCTCAAACTCTGCTTCAGTCAAGGCAAAGTTCGCTTGAACCAGCTGGGTATACGCTCCGACAACACCCTGACCAGCTCTAACCAGGTCACCATTGGCGTCGACCTGAAGCCCTGTCACGGCAGCCGCCCGATTCATCTCAGTGATATACGCCTCATAGGTTTTTGATGTCTTGAGTACCTCCTTCTCGTGATCGGTCAGCACCGCGTTGAGTCTATCGTTCCACGTAATCAGCGTGGTCAAGCCATCTGCGGCGTCGCCCAGGATTGGGATCAGTTTATTTCCAATCGCCTCCCCTAAATTCTCAATCGCATTTTGCGCCTTCT